ATAGGGTAAAAACTCATTGATTTCTGCTTTTACATCATTCAGTAATCCAAAAATTTTATTCCAATCTTTACCATCTGAATCCCTAGTCTTTTTACGATTTGCTTTATATTGTGGAAATATTTCCTTTCTCCAATAGGCTCTAGAATCATATGTTATGACTACTTCACCATACTTTTCATGAAACATACTACGATATAAACGTACTGAATTTAATATCATATGTCTGACCATTTCTTCATCCATCTCACCATCATTCATATTCAGATGCATCATTACAGATGCAAGTGAGATTTGGTTCATGTCAATTAATATCATATTAAATCCCTACAGTAAATTAGAAAGGGTGGTTCAAAACCACCCCACTAAATTTTTTACTTCTAAGAAGCGTATCCTACGCCGTTTCCATAAAGTGCTTTGATTCCAGCAGCGATGATTGTTTTATCAGCCTTGCCGTTCATTAGTACAGCACCTACACCAGCATTAATAATTGCCTGTGTTGGTTCACCCATACGGTATGATGTACCTTTAGCATCTTTGTTTACATAAATCATGTAACCTTGACTTCTTAGTTTGTCCACCATTGCTTGTGGTGAAGTTAGGTCAAATGTGTTTCTTAATGTTTTCCAAGTAACTGTTTTACCAGCTTCAAATGCATTAATAACTCGTTGTGTCTTTGATAGTTTATTTCTACCCATATTATAATCTCCTGATTATTAAATTTTAAAGTGACTAATTTTTATGCCTCAAATAGTCATATTGGCAATTACAGCATTGTAATTCTTTAGTTTCTGAACCATTATAACAGGCCCAGACATGTTATGTCAATCATTTTTTTCTTCTGTATCAAAATGAAATGTTACTTTCATAGTGCCAGGCTCATTGTCTTCTGTAAATTCCATATCACAATCTATCAACTCAGTATCAATTATTTTTAATAGTTCATGTTCAGTCATCTTTATCCTCATCATCTGTTGGTATTAAATCTTTATCTGATTCAAATGATATTTCCATTTCAAGTGAATCACCTTCTTCCATATCTTTTAATTCTTGCATCATTTCTGTCACCTCACCTAGAAGTGGTGAATCAAATCTAGAGTAATGTAAATCTACCCCATCCTCACTTTCTACCCTTTCTGGCGACATTATCTGTTCAATGAACGATTGTATGATGTGTGGCATGTTGTCTTGTCTAGATAAAACACCTTTAATTACTTCTGATAAAAAACCTACATCTAAAATAAACTGTTCATCTGTAATGTCATAACCTCTTTCACTCAATGTGTGAATCATTTGCACCATGACATTTTCAGTTAAACTATCAATTTTTCCAAGTTTTTCTTTTATCTGTAACTGAGTATTGTTTTTATCTAACTCTCTATCATACTTTTGTTTAATCCATGTTGTGGTATTTTTGTCATACTTAACAGGGTCACCACCCCATGGCCCATAGATAACATTATCAGTTGTGTTATCTTCGTCACTCATGATATAATCTTTTTCTCCACAGGCACAATTGCACCAATATAATTTAAGTAATTATCTCTTATGTCTATCTTCGGTTCATTTACAGTAATAATATTTTCTTCTTTAATATTAAATTCATCATTCTCAGCGAATGGAATAAATGGTGAAAAGTATAATTTACTTTCTGCATTTTGACTAGGATTTTGTGCCATTGGTATAAGTACAAATGGTTTTTTTATTGTAGTCATTTTATCATCTGAAAATGTTACTTCTGCTACGACATCTTCACCTGTTGTCAATCTTAATAATTTTACATCCATTATGGTGTCCTTTTTCTATTGTTTGTTCTTTTTCTCGGTTGATGTGGGCCTGGTGTTTCTGCAAGTTTCCTTAACCATCTTTGTCTACCTGATGCCTTTGCCAACCTATTCTTCTCACTTTTCTTTGTATGAAATTGTCTTTCATGAAAATCATTTAATCTACCATCATTTAAAACTTTCTTTTTAAAAATTCGTAGTGCTTTATTAATATCATCACCATGAACAGAAACACTCAATCCTTTAGATTGTTCTTCTTGTGGTTTCTTTTTAAACTTTTTTTTCTGTTCGTTACGAACTTGGAAACCTTGTCTAGGTTTATTTGAACTAGTTTTCATAAATACTATTTGTCATTTTGTAGACTTCTGATAATGCATCATACTTGTCTTTTATATTGACATCAGCTAATTCAGTTAACAGTCTTAAATTGTTTTCTAAAATTTCTAAAGCATCATCTTCTGTAATGTCACCACTTAACATCTTAGTAGCAACAGTTGTTAAAATTGTATCAGCGTCATTCATCTTTCTGCCTCCAAATAATTAAATCCACTATTCTTCTTGACATAATCAATTATGATTTGTGGGTCTCTGTCTAAAATTTTCATGTAACTCAGAAATTCTTTTGTTGGGCCAGTAATCCAAATATAAGCGTCTACCCCAGCATTAAGTTCTGATGTTGCCTGTTTCTTACTCATTGTATCACCAATTGCTTGTGTAACTACTGCCTTGGCAAGAGTCATCTCACCATCTCCACTCTGGATTTCTGGTATTAAATCAGATTCATAAGTAACTGAAGTTGTTTTTTTACCTTTGAAATTTTCTGTTTTTATTGTATCTGTATTATTCATTACGCTGCCTCCAACATTGACATTGGAACTCTGTAATTCCTTCCAGAATCTAAAGTAACCACAGCATTTTTTTGTAGTATTCTTACTATCACGCCTGGTGTTTTCTTAGTTTTTTGTACCATAAAAACCTTCATGCCTGGTTTAAATAACATCTTTCCGTTCATAACCATCAACTCACGAGCTAAATCCATAACATCATTCAGTCCAGAATTGTCTAGTTTCTTCATTTCATTTATTAGTGTTTTATTCATATTACCTCTCTCATTGTTTATCTTATGTAGCCATTATAACAGCCTGAAACATACTTTGTCAACCCCTAATTTAGATATAGTGGGCCAGTCCATTCTATTGGGTATAGACCCTCAAATATGTTCCCTCTAGCCCTGTTTAGTGCTGGAGCGTTCCAACTTGATGCTTTTAACACATCTCCTTTCTTAAATTGTTTGAAGTCTTCTTTAGCAATAAAGGCAGTAGCAGACCCATCTCTTATAACTTTCATATATTTTCTACCCTCTGTAACCCTATATTTGTCTGGGTCAACTAGTGGTGCATTCCAATAACCCATCTTTAAGTCATTTTCGTCTTCTATCATTGCTTCTATCATGAATTTAGCGCCTTCTTCTAAAGACATTGCCGGTTTTACTGATTTCATCTCGTACCTCTCTATTGTTTATCTTATGTAACCATTATACCAGCCCTAACAGGTATTGTCAAGCGTATAAGTCCTTGATTTTGTTAGGAATAGTAAATTAGTTTATATTATTTTATGAGAATGGTTCTTATTTAGGTTTATAGATGGTAATTAACTCATCTTTTCCCTTAACTTTGATTTTATCTACCTCTATGGACTCAATATTCTTCAATTTTTCCATAGTATGTGATGAATATAGGGTAGAAACGATACTCCCATCTTCTTCTTTGTAGTTTCTTGTGGTTGCTTCTAGTCTAGCTGCTAGATTAACGGCATCTCCTATGACTGAGTAGTCAAATCTGGTATCACTACCCATATTACCCACGATACAAGTTCCTGTATTGACCCCTGACCCTATATTGATGTCTGGTAACCCTCTTGCCTTAAAATCTGCTTTTAGTCTATCAGTCTCATCTGCACACTCAATAGCAGTTTTGACTGCCATCTCAGCATGGTCTTCACAATCTAATGGTGCGTTCCAGAATGCCATGATACAGTCACCCATGTACTTATCAACTGTGCCACCGTTGTCTAGGACAATCTTAGTCATACGATTTAGGTAGTCATTGATAACTTCTACCAATCCTTCTGGGTCATCTTTGTTTTTGTAGTATTCTGATATTGGCGTAAATCCTACAATGTCCATGAATAGAAAACTCATCTCTTTTCTAACACCACCTAGTTTTAATTTACTGGGGTCTTTCTGTAACTCGGCAACTTGTCTTGGGTCTAGGTAAGTTTCAAATTGTTTTCTTATTTGTTGTTTTAGTTTAAACTCTAAAATAAATCTATTAAAGATACTGTGCATACCAACTATAGTAATCACAATAATTATCCAACTGATATCAGATAGTATTAAATGTTTATTGAAAAGATAACAAGCAACTACCAAACTTGCACCATACAATAATATCATACTTGTTCCAACAAACCAATATGGTGTAAATCTTGCAATCAGAATAACTAGAACACCTAACAAAACTGATGCAAGTAATTCAACAAACAAACTTATATCATAACGATTAATTTGTTTACCATCTAAAACTGTTTGTAATGTGGATGCAGATAATTCATAATCATATTTTTCACCAACAGGTGTTGCAATAATACCACCCAAACCTTCAGCAGTAGTTCCAATAATTACACTACGACCTTCAAACTTTGAGAAATCACTTTCAGATGCAGATATGGTTTCAAACTCTTTGTTCCAATGTAACCACACTCTAGCATTTGGGTCTGTGTATATGATAGGATAGCCTGGCACTCTTACTGCAATGATTCCACCTTTACCAGATTTGATTTGATAACTTGGAGCTCCTGTTGCAACTCTGATAACTTCTATTGCCATTGTAGGATAAGTTTTATCTTCTACTACATTAGATATTTGTCCATAACTTTTTCCACCACTTATACCTAAGATTCTTTCTATCCTCATTATTAATGGTATTCTTCTCACAACACCATCTATCTCTGGTGCAGTATTAATTACTCCTACACCATCTGCACTCTCACCTAGTTTCTTAATTGGGCCTAACATACCTTCCCATTCAAAAAGATATGGAAAAGGATTTCCTACTCTTGCAACTCCTCTATCAACAGCATTTCTATCTACCCCTGATGTTCCAACTTGTGCAATGACTACTCCATTATTTTTAAGTACTTTTACGAGTGCATCATCACCATTCAATCTATCTTCTTCTGAAAACAAAATAGGTATCATAATAATACCAGCACCTGACTTTCTTAAATCATTTATGATTTGTGCAAGTACATCTCTTTTCCAAGGCCATTGTCCATACTTCTCAATTGATTTTTCATCAATCGTGACAACACCAATGTCTGATGATACTTCTTTTATTTCTTGTTGTATAAGAATGTCAAATGATTTGAGTCTTAATATTTCTTTGACGTATGGGTCTTGCAAACCAATATAGGTTATAGCAATTAAAGTTATAAAGGCAAATGTCCAATGTGTTATAAATCTTTTCATTAATTTTGTGTTACTGTTGCACTACAAGAAGATGCTACGCAATTTTGTTGTAGATGATAATTTTGGTCAGTAGAACTATCTTGTGTTAAATTTAGTGTTGATGTGTTACCAGTTAAACCTATTGTGGCACTATGGTCACCTGTGCCATCTTGTGTTACATTTACTGTATGATTGTTTGTTATATTTAAATCTAAAAAGTGGTCACCTGTACCTTCTTGTAATACTGTTACATTATTACTGCTGTCTATATCTAAAAACATAATCTTATCACCTGACTCTTTTTGGTCGAGGTTTAAATTATTACTACTGCCAGCAATATTTAAAGATGTAAAGTGGTC